TTTGATGCACTACCTGATTATGTACAAGCTAAGATCTTAAGTAATATGGGATATGGTGGACATTATAATCCAATGAGTGAGATGGCAGACGGTGGTGAAAGTAATGCAGGTATGGCTATGGGTCAAATAGCTGCTATGCATGATAAGTTATCTCGTTTACAAAAGTTTATTAATAGTGCTGATACAGAAGTTGATCCTTGGGTTGCTTCTAAGATTACATTAGCTGATGACTATCTTAATACTGTAGCTGATTATATGCAGTATGGTGAACAACAAGAACCAGAAAATGAAATGCCAGGTGCTAACTATCAACAAGGTGGTCAACCTGATTATAATTCTATACTTGAACAAAATGCTGCAGATGCTGAAAAGTATCCTTCAGCTTATCACAAAGATTATGTAACAGGTTACCCTGTATCAAACACAGCAGGTTCTATACCTAGACCAGGTGGTTTTGATTGTCCTCCAGGTTATACTAAATATAGTAATGGAGATGGTACATTTTCTTGTATTATGACTAATCCACATCCTGGAAGTAGCAAAACAGATCTTAGTCGTATGACAAAGGTAGCGGATGACATGCAGTTTAGTAAAGCTATGCAAAAGTCATTAGCAGTTGCTCCTACAAGAAAGAATGGTGGTTCTACATTTAGTGGTAATGCGTGGTATCAAGTGGGTGGTTCTATGATAACAGATAGTGATACATATATTCCTCAATATGGAGAAATGGCATATGGTGGTATACATCTAGATCCTGCTAAGAAAGGTACATTTAAAGCTCAAGCAACTCGTATGGGCATGGGAGTACAACAAGCTGCATCTACTATACTTAACGCTCCTAAAGGAAAGTATAGTCCTGCTATGAGGAAAAAAGCTAACTTTGCTAAGAACTTTGCTAAGCAAATGGGTGGTCCAGTAGAAGGTGATGTACTTGATGTTACGCCAGAAGAATTACAAATGTTAAAACAAGGTGGTTATAATTTTGAAATTATTGACTAATGAAAATACGTATTACAGGTAGGAGCATGCCAAAAGCTCAATTTGGAACTAATGGTTTACCAGCTAGTCAGTTTGGTATGCCTACAAGTATGTCTAATGGTGCAGTACAATACAATGGTATGCAAATAGATCCTAATAGTCCTGGTGGTATTGCTTTACTTAAACAAGCTTTAGATTCTAAAGGACAGTTTAATACTAATACATTTAATACTAGTATGACTACACCTAAGTCTGTAATGCCTAACTTTACAACACCTAATTATAATAGAGTAAATCTTCTTAGATCATTAGCTCCTAAAGCTCCTAGTTTAAGTTTTAAACCTTTATCAGCTTCTGGGCAAGCTGCTAGTATTAATCCATTTAGCCAATCTAATAATATTTTACCTGCAGCAGTTCAACCAATGGGTACAGCTCAACCAGCTGCACCTATAACTACACCACAACCTGCTAGAAAATGGCATAGTGAGTGGGATGATGAAGGTTTTGATACAGATCCTGCTGGAGAAAATTATCAACCACCACAAACTGCAGCAGCTGCACAAGCTAAAGGTCCTGGTAAACTTGCACAAGCAGCTGGTTGGTATAATAAAAATATAGGACAACCTGTAGAAAAAGCTTTTGAAGGTATGGACCAACTTGTATCATGGGGAAACCTTGGTACACAGTTAGTTAACGGATATAAAAAGAAGAAAGATTTTGATAAGTATATGAGACGTCAAACATCTACAGACTCATTATTTCCTGAAGTTACTAGTGAAATGTCAGGTAATCGTGGAGACTATGTAGTTAGTGGTAGTAGATTTGGTGAGTTTAGACCTGATGAGTATGTTGTAAATAAAGGAATGTATACAGGTCAGTTCTTACCACGTATGGCTCAGTATGGTGGGGGTGTTATTCCTGATGCATTAACTATGCCTATAGAAGAAACTCAGTTGTCTGCAGCATTGACTAATCCAGTTAGTACAGGTGAAGCTTATGAATCTTCTGCTCCAGTAGCAGCAAGTAGTGGAGCTAATCCTATAGCTGAACAAACTTGGCAAGAGATTTCTTCTCAGTTTCAAGGAGTTAAGAACTATGGTATATGGGGAGATAAAGCTCACCAAAAAAAGGTAAGTGATCATAACACTGGTGATGCTTTAGATATTGGTATCTTAGGTGTTGATCAAGGAACTCAGATAGCTCAAAAGCTTATTAAAGAAGCTCAAGATAAGAACGTTAAATATATTATCTGGAATAAGCAGATATGGAATCCATCTGTATCTGATTCTTGGAGACCATATAATGGAGATAATCCTCATACTGATCATGTTCATGTAAGCTTTAATAGAGGTTCAGACAATAGTGATGAAGTTGCTTTATCACATAACAATCCATTAAACATTCATTACGGAGATTTTACTTCTAAATATGGAGCTACTAAAGGTGCTAAAGATAGTGGTGGAAATGTAGGTAGGTTCGCAGATCTTAATACAGGAATTCAAGCTGGTAAAGATTTATTATTTGGTCCTAACTATTCAGGTCTAACTATATCTGAAGCTAGAAATCAATGGGTGAGTGGTAATCGTAATACACCTAATGCTTCTACATCTGATATAGTAAAAAATATGGGAGGAGATAAGAGGTTAAGTGATCTATCTCCTGCAGAAAAAGATAAGCTTTTTAAAGAATTTGCTAGGTGGGAAGGTAAAAAAGCTTATACTAAAATAAAAGATATGAATCTTTTTGCTGAAGGTGGGTCTATTAATTCTAAATCATATGAACCTGACGGAGTATATGAATTAACTGAAGATGAAATAAAACATATACTAGCTTCAGGTGGTGAGGTAGAATTTCTATAAATTTGTAATATCTATAAGAATATGAAAACATATAAAGTAAGAATTAAAAGTGCTCCAGAGTCTATGGCTTATGGAGGTCAAAGTAATTATGGTTTAGATTTAGGTCAGAGAAATGTTTACTCTGATATGAATAATAATCCATATGATTCAGTATCCACAACTCTACAACCAGTTGATAGAGATGAAGCTAACATTGAAGCAGAGAAAGGTGAGACTGCTTATGGAGACTTTAATAACGATGGTCATAATGAACATATGAACATCGGTGGTAAAAAACATACACAAGGTGGTACACCATTAAAAGTTCCTGAAGGTACATTTATATATTCAGATACTAAGAAGTTACGTATTGGTGGTGCTGTTCTAGGTAAATTTGGTAAGTCTCCAGAGACTAAACAAAAATACACACCTGCTGAACTAGCTAAACAATATGATGTTAACAAGTATAAAGCAATCCTTGACGATCCATATGCTGATAAGATGTCTAAAAACACTGCAGCTTTGATGATTCAAAACTTTGAAAAGAAGTTAGGTGGTTTAGCTTTAGTTCAAGAAGGTATGAAAGGATTTCCTCAAGGTATTCCTGATGTAGCTAAGTCTATATTACCTGAAGGTATGGGAGAACAACTAGCTAAGATGGGTGGTTTCTATCAAGATGGTGGAGACTATATGCAAGGTGGCGGTACTACTAGTCCTAAAAAAGTTAAGAAGGAAGAGATTGCTAAATATGAAAAAGAAGGTTATAAAAAAGTAGGTGATACAAATATTTGGAGAAAACCTGGTACGTCAGGTAAAGATAGTAAAGATATTATTATAACTCCTGGTAAAGCAGGTAGTACTACAGGTGGTAAACCTGGATCATTAACTCCAGGATATAATATTCCTAGAGGTGGTCCTACAGGTGGAGGACCTTGTGGTAATCTTAAGTATACACTAGCAGATATGAAAGCTAGACCTGGTTGTTACAATACTTTCTTAAATAAGCAAGGTTTTAAAGATGCTACAGATCCAGAAAAAGAAAAAGGATTGTGGGATATGCTTCATGGTAAAATGCCAAAGTATACACCGGCTGCTCCTGGAAATGTAGTACCTGGAACACCTGAGACTAAAACTTGTCCAGATGGACCTAACGGAGAAAAGAATTATTATACTCCAGATCCTAATGATCCTACTAAGTGTATTAGATCATGGGAAACTCCTCCTGCTGAAATAACTTATGATGAAATACCTACTGGTGGTGGAACTGGTGGAGGTGGGGGTGATGAAACACCAGGTGGAAGAAGACCGTTCTTTGGTAAACAGTTTATGGTTCCTTCTAAACGTTATACACCGTATGCCGCTCCTCTTAATGCTATGATACCAGAACCTACGTTCTATGATCCTAACAGAGAGTTGGCTGAAGGTGCATCACAACGTAGTATGATGGCTGCTTACATGCAGCAAATGGATCCTCAACAGTTTTCTGCTAGAGTCAATGCTTTAAATGCTCAAGGAGCTGAACAAGTTGGTAATACTCAAGGTAAATATCAGAATATGAGTGTAGGAGTAGCTAATCAGTTTAGTCCTTTACAAACAGATATTATGAATAAGGTAATGGCATATAGAGCTGATGCTGCAGAT